ACAACCGTTACAGGTTCTTTGTTAGCTGGGGTAAATGCATAAGCAGCAGTTAGAGCACTAACTACTCCTACGAATCCCATGGATTTGACTATGTTGGCTTTTATATTCATACTTATCTCACTCATTGAGTAAAAGTCCCTCTCCGTCGAAAGCTAGGGGCTTTTTTGTTTTTACCAGTTTGTGATAATGGCAATGACTTCACCTAAACGAACAACTTTTAATTCACCATCAGAGAGAATCAGGCTGGTGTAGTTTGTTCCTTCCGCTAAAGTTTTAAATTGATTCATACTTATCTCCGCATTTGATGCAAACCGCCTAGTCTTCGAACCCTATGGCGGTTTTTGTTTATCGATGAGATAAATTTAGCAAAATACTAAATTTAGTACAATACTATATTTAGAAAAATACTTAATTATTTGTTTAGTCTTATACTAAATTATTGTTTTTTCAGGCAATAAAAAACCCACATAAAGTGGGCTTAAGAAATATGATTATATAGGTTACCTTTTAATAGCATGTTTTAACATTATATTTTTGATGTGCTCAATTTCAGGGGTAAATTCATATTCGTATTTAAACTCATGATTTATAATTTTTTTCATTGTAATAGCATTGAAGTCTATTAATATCTGAAGATCATGAAGTTTCTTAAATACACTTGAATTTTGGTTAGTCATTTTTTTGAATATCTATAATATTTTTTTGATATTTCCTGACTAAGTGAATTTGGTATAACTGCTAAATTAACACCATAATTTTAAGGGTTCCCCTTAAAGCATTATTAGCTAACTTGTATGGTGAAAACCAGTAGGCAAATGGTAGCCATATCATGTGTAGTATTTTCATTATATGTCCCTATAAAGGCCTACAACTTTACCAACTAAGCGGCAATCTTCAGTCAATTTAATAATTTTTTTCAGGCCAATCAGGGTTTAATGGCTCTAAATATCGATTGTTTCCTTCAATAATGAGCTTTTTAAAAGTAGCCTCAGAATCACCTGCACAGGCAACAATAACTAGATCATTAGTTTGTAAATCAAATGTCTGTATATCAGGATTAACATAGATTCTATCACCAGGCTCAAACCGAGGAAGCATTGAATTTCCTGTGATTTTTAAACCATAACCATTTTTACCACTCTTTGTGTTAGGTGGTAGATGTTCATCAACTACTGCATCACGTAAAACCGTTTCAATTGGTGAAAATGATCCAGCGGCTACCCATGAGATAACTGGCACTAAACGACCTTCTGTAGTAATTTTTTCTTTCAAGTCAACATTGTTGTCAAATCTTTCAATTTTTGAATTTTCTCTATCCATATACCCATCTGGGAGTCCATAAGCTTTTTCAATTTTTCTTGCCAGTGGGTTCCCAACAGCAGCTGGCTTTCCATTATTCCCAATAGTGCCATTAATAATTTGACTTAAATAAGCTGCAGCAGTGCCCACATGGTTCGCAAAATCTTTTTGAGAACCATTAGCTTTTTGTTCAATTAATTGAAGAAGGTTATTTCTTCGGATGTCTGAAATATTCATATTCACAATCTAATAGTAAAAAAACTAAAAACAAAATATGTAAAAGACTAAACAAGACTTGCAAATACTTTAGTAAAATACTAAATTAGTGATTAAGTATTTAGGGAGCTTGTTTATGTCAGCCTTACAAAATTTAAAAACCTCTTCTGAATCAAAGAAGCACGTCAAAAGTCTGCTTGTTTATATCAAGTCCAAAAGTAAAGAGGACCTAGAAAGATTTGCAAAATCGTGTGGCACTACCTCAAGCAATTTATTGCAAATCGCATATGGAGGGAGTGTTTCAGCAATACTGTCTAAAAAGATAAACAAAGAAAGTGAAGGAAAAATTTCACTATCTGAACTTCGTCCTGACATCTTTTCTTGAGGCATCACAATGGCCGAAAAATTAACCGCAAGTGTCACCTTTAAGTGCACGGAAGAAATGAAAATCAAATTAGAGCGTATTGCGCGTTCTAGAAAGTTAAACGGCTCATCAGAGCTAATGCGTATAGCTGCCATGGACATAATCTTCGAGGTTGAGGAGATGCTTAATTGTCTACAAATGCCTATCGATCTAACCACAGTTACCGTAGATACAAGAAATCCTGAGCCATTCGAACTAGAACTGGCACCAAATCCGCATAAAACACAGGCACAAAAAAAGCCCAATTGTCGTAACCAATTGAGCCTTATCTGCCATTCCACTGCAAAGCAATGAAAAGGAAAGCTGAAAGATGAATTTAGCACACAAGCGGGAGGAGGGCAACATGATTACGTTGCACCCATCTACCGCAAAGAAAAAAAGAGCGACAAGCTATGTCGGACAAATTTACACATGGCTATGTTCAATCTAGCCAGCTTTACCGAAAGGAGGTTTATCCGTTTCTCAGTGATGCTGCACGACATGTGTATTTTGAGCTTGAGAATCGCTTAAACGGTTATCAAAAAGAGTCTGATTTTGTTAGCTACTCTCAATTACAAGGTAATTCTGAAATAGAAGGAGGCAGAATTGTTGCGCGCGCTTCTGTTGCCAAAGGCCTAAAAGAGCTAATCGAATTAGGAGTTATCTCGGTTATTGATAAGAGTAAAAACGGGAACAAATATAAGATTCATGAAGTTTCTTTGCTAGGCCAGAAGTACACTAAGAAGACTAGTTCACCTACTAGACTAGTTCACGTAGTAGACCGATCTAGTTCACCTACTAGACTAGTTCACGTAGTAGACCGATCTAGTTCACCTACTGAACCGAAACTAGTTCACGTAGTAGACACACAAAAGAAAGAAAGAAACTTAAAGAAAATACACATATTGTCCCTGACGAAAATCCAGTCGATACAGTGCTCAAACTTTGGACTCCAGATTTGGATTCTTTGAATGCTTGGTTGCAAAGATCAGGTATCGCAAAAATGACTCAATCTGAAGTTGATGGTTGGTTAATTGAGATCAATGGGTACTACTCAACAAAACTTGAAGCGGGTCTGCTTACAGATACCCAAATGTACACAAACTTCGTGAAGTGGATTAAACGCAACTTCTCAAGCCGTAAGGCAGCACCTAAAGCACAAGATCCAATCGATTCCCGAAATGTGAATGCAGCATGGGAAAACATCCATCCTGACTACAGCAATGCTGGTGAGCCTGTTGAGTTGGAGGATTGGATGCTATGAACGCGATGCTTAATCCACAAGTTTTACAAGGTTCAGGTTTCTGCACTAAGCACAACACGAAAGAAATCATCATGGGAGGCTTTCAAGGCTGCCCACAGTGTGCAATTGAGTATGTGGCTAAGGCAAATCAAGAACATGAGTTTGAAGTTCAAAAGGCAGTTCGTGAAAAACACTTTGCAGGGGCAATGCTTCCAGAGCGTCACAAAAACGCTGGATTTAGAAATTACAACACGCCTTTGTCTGGTCAAAAGAACGCTTTAACCCAAACAGCAAACTTTGCAAAAAAAATCGTGAAAGGCGAAGTTGAAAACTTGGTCATGGTCGGAAGTACTGGAACAGGTAAAACACATTTGGCGTGTGCAACTGCAAGAACGCTTTTAGCCAAAGGCAACTACGCACGTTACATCACAAGCGAGGAACTGGCTCAACGCATAATGAAGGCGTGGGACAAGGACACAAAAGATCAATCAGAGCAATCAGTAATTCATGAGTTCACAACCTACGATTTGCTCATTCTTGATGAGTACGGATTGCATGACCGTGATAAGCGCTTAGAGCTAGTGCACAAAGTTCTTTACTCACGCTATGACGCATGCAAAGCAACGATGCTCATTTCAAATATGACACTTGAACAACTCAAAAATGATTTGGGTGATCGCCTTTGGTCACGTTTCCAACATGGCGGACTCACAACCATTGAGTGCAACTGGGAAGATGCGAGGGCGGTATGACAGCACAGCAAAAGCAATTCGAAATCTTTGAGCGGTATTTGGATGTTCTCTTGTATGCAGCCAACGCTACGAGTCCATTCACAGTAACTGAAATAGTAGAGCGTGTAGTAAATGGGAGTAGAGCTTGCGCTTACAAATGTTTGTCTGTTTTGCACAAGGAAGGTTACTTAACCAAGGTTTCAACAATCCGATTCGAGGCAACCCAAAAAACTAGAGAATTATTCGGGGCTAAATCATGAGAATGACAGAAGAACAGCTAGAAGCAATTCAAAACAAGCGAAATAACGCACAAAAAGGCACATTACAGCGCGATAAAAGTAAAAGTGATGCAAGGGTACTAGGAAGATTAAAACAAGGCGCTATGAACAAAACAGAGCGTAAATACAACGATTACCTAGAAAGCAAAAGAATGAAAGGTGAAATCCTTTGGTTCAAGTTTGATTGTATCAACCTTCGATTAGCTGAAAAGACGTTTTATAAGCCTGATTTTTTCGTACTTACAAGTGATTTTGAGTTGCAAGTGCATGAGGTCAAAGGCCATTGAAGATGATGCGCTAGTAAAGATCAAAGTAGCTGCTGAATTGTATCCATTTTCATTTAAATCTGTGCATTGGAATACGAAAAACAATGCATGGGATGTAAGACATTTTTAGGAGCGTGAGAGGTGAATATGCGTGTTGATAGTACAGCTTTTACAGACAACCCTCGCGCACGCGCGCGTTTATCGAATCTAGAAAAAAAAGCCAAAGGATTCTTGCTCAAACGCCGAGGTTATAAGCGTCCAGACTTCAACCGCATGATTCTAGATTTACGCAACCTTGGATGGTCACACGAAAAGATTGCTTATGTCCTTGATGTGTCGGGTGGCAGCACTGTTTCCTCTTGGTCTACTGGATCCATTCCAGAGTACATACACGGAGAGCAATTCATCATGTTGTGGCAAGAACAAACAGGCTTAGAGCGCGTACCACGTGAAGGCGAATGGCAAACATATAAATACGATATTGGGCAGCTTGATCTACTTGAAACGTTAGATGTATTCGCTGCTCAGTTAGATGAGGAATTACAACAATGAAACCAGAACAGTTTATTCGTGAGTACGGGTTGGATAAGGCGAGAGAGGTTGTTGAGAGCATACCAAGCAAATACATGGAGTGTTACTACTCAACATTGTGTTACTGCACTAAGGCTAAAAAGTATTCAGATCGATTTAACCCAAGAATTGAACTTGTAAACATGGCAGACCTCAAGCTTCTGGTGGAGTCGGTTGAAATCATTCAGTTCTGGCACGGCATTGAGTGGTGTAAAGGACTTGTTGAGGATTACAAAGAAGAGTCAATTCATAAGGAATCGTACGGACACAGAATTATTCAAGCAATTGCTGATTACGAATCAATATACGGAGGCGGTCATGTTTGAACAAATATTAAAACACCGCCCTAAAGGTGCGACACATTGGGATGTAGGAACTTACTATAAAAAGGATGGTGATAAGTGGTTTTACTGGGATCGTTTGTGGTTCCGCGTAGCAGACATAAGCACATTGAACATGTGGATGAATACATTGCCAGAGGATAAGGAGCCAGCCATGAGTGAGTTTAAAGTCGGTCAAGAAATCAAAGGTAAGTTTAAGAACTTCTATGGGAAGGAAGTGGTTGTGGATGGCCGTATTCGTGAAATTAAGCATGGTGTTCTTTGCTGCAATGAGATTTCAAGTGGTCGTCCTTTCTTTGTTCATCCAAAAGAAGTTGAAGATCAATCAGAAAACTTAGGCGACGACTTCCCCATAGAAAACCGCATTTCGCCTAACTGCAAAGTAACTGAAGCGCACATTAACGAAGCTGACAAGCTCAATAGATTGGGGTGAAGAATGGATAAGAAAGCACTATTAGAACAGTTTAAGGCTGAGGTTGAGACATCTGGAACATCCGTAAACCATATATTGAAGATGTGTGAGTTTAATGAAGTTAGTAATGACTTTAGTTCAGACACAATACATGACTATTCAGTTGGTTGTTTGAATGGAGCTTGGTGGATGTATCAAAGACAGCAAGCGAAAGTGGAGGGGCTGCAAAAGCGGGTGGATGTCTTAACTCAAACAATGGAAGAGCTACTTGAAGAAATGAAATATCCAACTGCCACTTTTGAAGAAGTGATTGTTTGCGGTGTGGGGTTGTTAGAGCAAGCGCTCAAGGGTGGTGAGGCATGAACATCATTAAAGACCTTAAAGAGAAAATAACTTTCCTAGAAGAAGGCGTTAAGAAGCTCAAAGAGTCAGAACAATACATGATGTGCGATGAGCAAGCTTATTTAGTTAGAAGTGAAATCTTCATGACTAATGACTTAATCGACAAGTTGAATGAGCGCTTAGAGTTTGAAGAAGAGTACTTC